GCACCAACTTCGCCAACCTCGTCCTCACACACACCAGAGGCGGAGCAAAGATCCTTGGTGGGGGATCTGTCCAGACCGGGGAGGGGGACACACACAGGGAGGAAACTTACCTGGTGGTGGAACTTCCTGATGGTTCCAGGGAAACTATTTTCCCTGAACTCCTCTCCCGGTTATCATCCTACGCGCTCCTCAGGAAGCGCGACGCCGACCTTGTGTCTGCCATGCGTCTTCGGGCGCTTGAGTGGTGCAAGGGGGCCAAGCTGTCAAACACCGTTTCGTGGTGGGCGATCTGCTCGGCTATCAAGATGGCGTGGCCTGTTTCCGACCTCGAGACTTCGGTCTCTGAGGTGATACAGGCCGGGATGGACCCCACCCTTCTCTCGGATCAGGCTTAGGCCCGATCGTTCGAACTTCGCGGATTGTGCATGGGGGCACATGAAGGACCCTTATTAGAGGGTTGCACCCTGGAGCCGAAGCAGGACATGGTCTGTGACCATCGAGAGAAGCGACGCATGCGCTTGGCAGTGAACACCGGCATACCGGGGACGTGGGTGCCCGGGGTTCACGCCAACTGCAACCACAACGAGTCTCGTGCGTTGGCACTGAGATCTCTGGCTCCCTGCCAGATCCCTGGGGACGGTGTGATTGGCACGCGGTTTTTGTGGTCCTTCAAACGACTACGGCAGATCGTGCACGCTTACCGGGGGATGAGATGGAGCTACCTGGAAACGGCGGAATCTTATTCTGGTTCGCTCCGCCGTAGATACCTTGAGGCAGAACTCTCACTGAGGATGGATGGTCCGGTGACCAAACGGGATACCCATTTGAGAGCGTTCTTGAAGGCTGAGAAGTTTGCTCATGACAAGTTTGCCAAGCCTAGGATGATCTTTCCACGATCCCCTAGGTACAACTTGCATGTCGCTTCTTGGCTGAAGCCTTTCGAGCATTGGTTGTGGGGTTACCTCACTGCTCGGAGGCTCTTCAAGGGTTCGAATACCAGGGTTGTGGCCAAGGGCTTAAGCCCTCGCCAACGAGCGAACTTGATAGTTCGCAAATTCCGAGCTTTCCGGGATTGTGTTGTGTTTGAAGTTGACGGTAAGGCGTTCGAAGCCCATGTCTCTCTCAACCAACTCAAGCAGGAGCACAGCGTCTATTCCGCGGCATACCAAAATGACAAAGACTTAGACGAAGCGCTCAGGTACCAACTCTCATTGGTTGGCACCTCTACCAATGGAATAAAGTTCGCAAGACCAGGTGGTCGCGCCAGTGGTGATTTCAACACTGGGATGGGCAACACACTCATCATGCTGTCCGCCGTCACAGCCGCTCTACGAGGTAGGGTTAAATTTGACCTTCTGGTTGATGGCGACAACGCTCTCGTGTTCTTGGAGCGTGACACACTTGGTCTTGTGTACCACAACTTTTTCCAATGGGTGTATGCTGAGTCGGGGCACGAGATGACACTCGAACGGCCCGTGTCGACCCTAGAGGAAGTCCGTTTCGGACGTTCGGCTCCAGTGTTCTTGGGCCATGGTCTTGGGTGGACCATGGTCAGAGAACCTCTAGCGGTTCTCTCGGGTGCCTATGCTAGTCATAGGTGGCTCAAGGAACCCATCTTCGGCTACCGGTGGTGTAACGGTGTCGCTAGATGCGAACTGTCGCTTGCGATCGGCTTGCCGGTCTTGCAAGCGTTCTCTCTAGGTGTATTGAAAAACACACCAGTCAGGAAGAAAGTGCCAGTGGAGGCACTACGTGACCACTTCGTGGTCGGGGCTTGGTTGGCGGGGGAGGAGCATAGTCGGATGCCCACACGTGAGTGTAGGGCCAGCTTTGAGCGCGCCTTCGGCTGGTCACCGGAGGAGCAGTTGCGGATGGAAGATCGTCTCATGAAGTGCAGAGTGAACCTCGACTTTGTGAGTTGTCCATGTCCGGACCCGCGCTCATTTTGGCAAGCTGAGCCAGGCCTATTAGAGGCCAGGCGATCCGAGCGCATGTGGTTATCATGAACGAGGGGGATTGCATACAGGTTGTACGCTTAGGAAGTTCGTCGGGATAGCTGCCGCTGGTGGAAAGGCGGTTGTGTTTCCCTTGCCTAGTACTTTAACCTACCTGGACAGAACCTGGGGGCAGTGGCAGTGCAATTCAGTTTAGCGCGCCTGTCGTCAGAGGTCGCCTGAAAACGGCCGGGAGCAGACAGTCGGGGTCGGCAACCACCTTGCAGAAACCTGGGGAATGATAACGACGCGTGGTGTGCGTCTCTTGACACCTTGCTTTACCAGTTTGTCGCGGTAAAGTGGACGATGACACGGTTAGCGACCGTTAGAGCGTGCCACAGGG